TTTTAGTACCTTTCTATGTTTGTTTGACGATTTGTCAAACAATGTTTACAGAGCTTTTATGCGTTCGTCAATCATCTTTTTTAAATTATTTGCATTATTTAGAAAAAAAGCAATGCCCCCCATTTTATTAACAAAGTTAATGAATTTCTGCTGCTGTTCTTCTGTCTCTCCTTTGGGGGCTGTCCATGCAGATTTCTTTGTCTCAACTGCCGTGAAGATAAAGACCGTATGACCAACCATTTCCGGAGTGACGACAACAGGGAAGCCGCCTATTAAATCGCTCGCTCCATCAGCCTCCAGCCCCGCCCGTGTTTTTGATCCGGACATGGTGTAAAATAACCCGCGATTATTTCGGAAAAGCCTACCGCCTAGATTGCTGGCTTCAAGTCTGGTTGCTGCTAATATTGGGGCTTCTAGTGTCATTTGTTTCCTCTAAAAATTACTATCATGCTGTCGTGCTTTCCTTTTTTGGTTGCCTTTGCATTTCGTGGCTGGTCAGGGGCAACAAAAGCAATCCTGCCCCGTAAAAATCTAACCTCTGCATTCGGCAAAATTAAGTCGTGAAATTGAGCCGTACCCGTAGCCGCAGGAATAAGCAGAACACACGTTTTCCCCTGCTTCCATTCTTCGTATGCTTTTTTGATAAACTTCGGCTTGTCCACCCGATTGTAAGGAGGATTGACAAAGTTTGCCCCCCCCCCACGACACTTTTAATCCATCAAAATCTGCATGGATAGGGCAGGGGTCAAAATCAAAATTAAACTCTGCATTTAATTGATCGTATAACCATTGGGGAGTTTGCCAATGATCATCATCTGGTTTACCGCTTCTATCACTCATAATTTAATCCCCCTCATTGCAAAGTAAATTTTCCGCAGCGCGTGAGCATCAACAACCGCATCGTGCGCACCTTCTGGCATCGGCTCACCGCAATAATGCTCGTAACATTTTGCAAGGCTGGCATACTTACCATTGTTTAAATGTTTGTTGGCAACCATAGTACAAAACCAACTCCTACGGGGATTTTCTAGCCCCTGATAAGCGCATTCTATATCCATGATCTGCTTATCAAAATGTATTCCATGTGCAACAACGCTTGTCGCAGAGGCAACATAACCAAGATAAACCTGAATGACATCTTTCATATCAAATCCATGCTCGGCGCAATGATCATCTGTGAAACCGTGGACTTTGTATGCGCCCTCTGATATTGACCAGCCATCCGGTTTAATAATTGATGAGTATTCATCAAGAATATTCCCGACCCCATCGCAGGATATTAAAGCGATCTGGCAAACGCGAGCTTGCCCCTCTTGTTTTAATCCTCCGCCTTTAATAAACTTTGTGCTTTCGGTGTCAATAAAGACAATCCTATCTTTAAATTGCTCGTTGATTTCCATGTTTTGCCCTTTCCTTGGCTTGTCTGGCGTTGAAAATTCTCAAAGCCCAATTCATCGGACTTTTATATTTTTTCTGTCTGGCATAATTAACCAGCTCATCTAATGTTTTAAGATTATAAATCTCATTCACACGGGCAAACTTTGCCGCCTCTTTTAACTTCGCCGCCTCTTCCTTGGATAATTTGACCAGTGTTCCAGCAACCTCTTCAACCATGCGGCTATCAATCGGATAAACATATCCGCATTGTGGACAGTCCGGTCTAACCTTATGCGCGCATTGGCATTCTGGACATTGGCGTGTTGGGGCTTTTGGCTCTTCGACTTCACCCCGTTTCTTTTTCTTTTTACCCATCAAAGACCATTCACGATCATCATCCGGAAAGCCGTGGTCTTTCCAATTATTCACATGGTCGATAATGGTTGCCGTTTTCCCTGCCATGTAGCGCAACAGTCTGCCCCACCATTGCAATTGAGCGGCGAGTGATTTTGTCGGCTTCAAATCTGATCCGCTCTCAATACACACATCAAGACCGGATGCTTGAGAAAGGTCAAAGCCGAATGTCAATAGGTCACAGAAACACAGGACATCAATTTCTTTTTTGGCGAATGCAATAAATATCCTTTTGCGCTCGTCCATATCTGTATCACCGTCAACATGAACGGCGTTTACTCCGGCAGCCTGAAAACTGGCAGCAACCATTTTACTATGTTTGATTGATACGCATCGGACAAGGTGTCTCTTGCCCCTACATAATCGCAAATAGTCAGCTACGCAATCGCCGATAATGACGTTCTCTTTTTCCATCTGCGCGACAAGTTGCGTTTGGTTATATTCCCCCTCTAAAATCTTTACCTTTGACAAATCCGGAGCATGACGACCATAATAATAATCGTAATCGGATAGGCGTTTATTTTCGATCAGCCATGCGATTGATTTACCCTCGACCATATGATCGTACCATTCGCCAAGACCTTTGCCGTTGAGCTTCCAAGGTGTCGCAGATAAACCAATGACCCACGCCCCCATTTTTTTATAATACTCAATGATCTTGCCAAGCGATCCAGCCCCGAAATGTGTCTCATCCACAATGACAATATAGCCTTGTGGAATTGTTCCATCTTTGGGAATAAGTTTGCCATCAATATCAGATATAATCCGGCTTCCCATTGTCTCGACCATCGCGATATACACATCTGCGGACGGATCAAAGAACTTACCGGACGCAATAAAGCTGTGAGAGATGCCGTATTTGGTCATGCTCTCGCTTGTCTGCTCCAGCAAGTCCTTGCGCGGCACAGTGAATATGATTTTTTTATCTGCGAGGTGTGGCAACGATGATCTTTTCGCTCCGGATTTATAAATCATCCATAAAGCCATTGCGGTTTTGCCCGATCCGGTTGCTGACTGCAACAGAATAGCCTTAAACCTTTTCATCGCATCACTGACACGACCCATCAACTCCGCTTGATCGGGGTATAATTGTAAAACGCTAGTCAAGAGGTATCTCCTCCGGATCGGGTTTTCTGAAATCCATTTTTACTTGCTCATCCTTTGATGCAAATATTGAAAGTGGAATTGATACTGCGCTTGTCTTAATACCAGCGGCAAAATAAACAACCGAATGTTTTTGCGCCCCATCAAGATTGAGTAGAGAATTTGACCATCTCATTTCCCAATCAGTGCCACGCAATAAACGGGCGATGCTTTGAGAGCGAGCGGCGATGAAAACTCTTTGACCTATGCGAGCAATACCATTTTGACGCAGGGCTTTGCTTTCCCAATTTTCGCGGTCAGCTTCAATGATCAACTCACCAATGGCTTTATCAGAGCTTCCGGTTAAACTTGATTGATAACGGACGACTGATGATGCTAAATGCTGGATCAGGCGCACCGGATCAGTGTCCTCTTCAACAATGGTATGATCTTTCCAGTCGTATTTTTTCAACCAACCTTCGGCAAATTCTAACTCCGCTGTTCCGTCACTGTGCAAAGAATACAATCCGGCGAGCATTGTTCCAATCTGTTCTGATGCCCTAGCCCCGCCTATAATTCTGCGCGCCGCCTTTTGGAACGTCTTAATATTTTCAAATAAAACATCCATTCTGGCAATCGTGCGAGCGATCAAACGGTTAGAAAATTCGGGCGTTAAATGCTCATCAATCAATGTCAGTAAATCTTCATACTCTTGAGCAGCTGATTTTCTTCTATTCTTTTTTATGACCAAGAAACTGATCCGGCTCTCATCTGCGGTCTTATTAACTGGAGGATTGATAGATGAGAAACAGGCGGCGAAACGAATGCGCATTTGACCCTGACCATGCTTCCCAACAACGCCGCCCGTGGATGCTTTCCTTGCCAGCTCAATCACGTTCAGCATGGTTTGAGATGGTTCAGCCTCATCATATACCAACGGGCGCGCATCATGCCCCGCTGTCTGTCTTAAATTGGCTTCTGTAGTGCCGCCCTCAACAGAGATTGCAATCCGCCCCAATACCCCGCGCACAATCTTATTGATAACGGTTGACTTTCCGCTTTCCGCTTCCCCTGTAATCCAGATATGGGGGCGATAATTCAGCGCGCCACAAATAGGGGCTATCACAAGCCAGCCAGCCAGCAACGCGCCGGACAATGGATTTTCCCATGATACAGCCTCACATATTTTCCGGAGCATGACCGCCTCTGATTTTGTGAGTGGAACTGTGCTATCCGGTCTCATGTACCTTGGAGATGCGACATAGGTATGCTCACTATCAATCTGGTCAAAAGCCACGAGCCGACCATCAACAAAAAGCCTATCGCCGCAATGCACAACGATGCGCCCTTGATCAACCCATGCACCAGCCCCGCGAACATTATCCTCCTCTTTGAATACGCCGCGCTCTGTGCAAACTTGGTTCATGGCATCCTGCGCAAACAATGCGAGTTTCTTTTCTGTGATGTCGCCGCCGTTCCCAAACTTTGAATTATACCAATTGCGCAGATTATCCAGCTGCAAAAGGTTTTGGATCGTGTGCTGCCCTGCTGACAGTGATACGATGCGCCGTTGTTTAAATGAAAAATAATAATTTAATCCGGCGTGATGTCCTAGGCAACGGAAAGCAAGCCCGAAATCACCCTGTTTCATAATCTCAATTGGCTCTAGCCCATATGTCGGGTCTGGATAATCGTCCTCAATTGGATCGGTTGAATAATGGCTGCCGGAGGGTTGCTGATTTGGATCACGGGAGTTTTCCATCCCTCCGGCAGTTTCACCCCTTTCGGGGATTGCGTTAATGACTTCCATGATCTGTTTATTGACAGATGAAAGCCCATAGAGGGCGTGGAGGTCATTAAAATCTGTTGGCTTATCTTTGATGTCTTCATCGTGGAATACAGGACACACAACGGACGCGCCGCCGTTAGCTGCTGCCGCTTGTTTGGCTTTATCAATTCCGACATTCCACAATAGATCAGCCTCGCGCCATTCTTTCCATCGCGGATCATCTCCGGCGATTTCTTTCGGCTTGATGCTCTTTGGTCTTTTGCTTTCGTGGAATGTGAATGCGTCATTGTCCGCGCAGATAACAAAGCGGCTTTCAGGAAATTTCATTTTCAGGATTTCAAGAACGGGCTTTAAGTTACCGCTGTCAATTGCCGCAACTGTTGGCTTGCCCGTTGCCTGTCTCACACTGGCAGCGGTTGCAAATCCTTCGCAGATTAAAATAACACTTAAATCCTCGCCCTTTTTTACGAATGGAAAATAGCTGCCTTTTTTTCTGCCGCCAGCAAATAAAAACTTGCCGCCCTGTTTTGTAATTCTCTGGACTGTATAAACACGACCATCCGCACCGTAGCAGGGGATGATTAACTCTTGTCCTTTTTTCCGGCTCTTAATGCCGTGACCTTCAATGCCTTTTCTGGTTAAATATTCATGACCATTATTGACTGATAAATTTTTATAAACCTTCGTCAATAGGCGCGCAATTTTATCGTGACGCTTTTTCTCTTGCTCGGCTTTCTCTTTTTCATACGCCTCAAGTTTAGCTTTGTTAGCCCTGCGTTGCTCGGCTGTCATTTCATCGGCGTTTGATGAGTGCCAATTATTTTTATTGTCGGGGTCTTTGCGTGTGAAGAAACAACCGATAGCAAAATTATCATCAACGATTTTCATCGTGTATGTGCCAGTGCATTTTGCGCCGCGCTCATCGCCATAATATGCGGGATGCCATTTGTCGTCAGCCTTTACGCTGCCACTCTTCGGAGAGTAGCCAGCGGCGCGCATAGCAGATGTAAAGTCATGAATAAAATCGGACATAAATCCCCCGTAAAATCAAATCAGCCAGTCTATAATGATGAAACTGAAATAAATGTCAAACACTTTGTTTGATATTTTGCACAAAAATAATGAAGCCCTAGAAAAACTTAGGGCTTCACTTGTTAATATTATTTAGAAAATTCAACAATCGTTTTGATTTGATACATTTCATTATCGTCAAGAGAAAGCTCTTTAATTTTTCCCTGCTTATTGTCCGCAATTATAATAACATTTCTAAATGTGGTCATTACAAAGCGCGGGGCTTCATTTACGGTTGTCTGTGTGCGCGGTTGTTTTTTTAATTCATCTATCTGCATTTGCAATGCAACCCATACAACGAATGGAATAACAAAAAATATAAAAAGTATAATCACTAATAAAATTTCCATCATGCCCCCTAATGTTTCAGGACTGGTTGAAATGCGGTGTTTAAATCCTCATCATCCACCATCTGATCTACCCATCTTTTAACATCTGGATTTTCTTTGAACGCTGAAACAATCATCAAGGCAAGCTCAATTCCTGTAAACTCTCCATAATTGACAGCCATCATTTTATTAGAAATACAATCCGGATCAGAACAGCAAGTTTGCCCCTCCGGTTTTTTCGTCCATGCCGCCATAAAGACATGACCGCCATTTTCAAGGGCGTGTCTTAAATCTGCGCAAAGTGTGTTTATTTTTTCCGGTGTCATGATCTCTCCTTTTAAAAAAATAGGCGGGGATTGCTTTCTCTGTTTCCAGTAACGCACCACAATCCGGATCGGCTTTCGTACTCGTTGCCTCTCCTTTTCCGCCTCTCTGCATAATTGCAGACTAGAACGCACCCATAGGATGCGCTCCGGACTGTAATCAAGCCACGCGCAACGGCATGAGGACTGCAAAATATTCGCTGATGCCCCCGTCTCTCGTGATGATAACAGGCTCTCTTTCTCCGGTGATGATCATTTTGATGCCGCTAGTTTTATATCCAAGAATGGAGTTGATCTTTTCAAAATCAGCCAAATATTTCGGATTAAATCCCATCTGTGCAGCACCTTTATTATTTTTTGGAACTTTAGGAATAACTCTTGTGTAGTCCGGATATGTTCCATCAACTAATTCGCCTGAAAAACTATCACCATCATATTCGATTGTGATTTTCCCGCTCTCTGCAACGTGGATCAAGGCATCGTCCATTCCTCTTGTGATTTTAATTTTGTCTATAATTTGACGTGGGATAATTCCCTTAAATTTATCGCCCTCATAGCTTTCATCATGATGATCTATTTTTATCAATCTATGACCATCCGTTGCGACCATAGTACAAACGCTCTCATCAATATCAACATAAACGCCGTTTAAATAATATCTGACTTCCTCTTTGGATGAAAAGACATTAACGGCTTTTAGCTTTTGAATTGGAACTGCGAATTGTATTGCTTTCATTTTATTTCCTCTTTCTTCGATCCTGCATAATTGCAGATTTGAGGGCGCGCAATGTCGCCCTCTCACCTGAAATTTAGGCGGCTTTTCTTCTTCTAAGATTTTCCATCAATTCAACCAAAACAAACGGATGATCTTCGACTATAGAATAAAACGAAATGCCGATTTCTTCGTCCGAAACATTCATGATATGACTGTTTACTGCAATCTCTTTTTCATTTTGGGAAACGCTCATCAATAAAACCCCATGATTATTTTTTATCATTGCTTCCAATTTATCGCGCATCTCTTGTTTTTCTTGCTCGGTATATTGTGGACGCTCTTTGTTTTCATCCGGAGTTATATCATCAATATTTGTTTTTTGGGTCGGAGCATTGCCGCCGTTTGTCTTTACCCAATCACGATGCGCGTTAATGGTTTCTTGTACGCGATCAATTGCCGATTTGCTCACGCCGCCAATGTGCTAATCATCTCCGGTCATGTCCACAACGTCCATTCCCTCTTTGCCTAGATAATTTCTGCCGTTTTTATAATTATAGATTGTCGCAATCGTTCCATCTTCAAATTTGATGCACCATTCCGCATCAACTTTTTCGCCATCAATATCCGTTTCAGGCTCACCAAAACAAGCGACTAATTCGGCATAAGTTGTATTCGCGTCACAGTAACCCATTAAGGACGTGCCAACGATTGAAAATGATTTATCTGTGTTGTGTGTTTTATATTTCATGATCTGTCTTTCTGTGTTTAAGCTCTGGTTAATTCCAGATTTGAAGACAGGATAAACCCTGTCCTCTCACCTAGAATTATTCGCCCTTGTTATAAACGGCTATGATGTCCTCTCTTGTGAAGCCGTAACCGTCCAGCGCATCAATGCAGTCCTCAACGTCTCCAGTGTAGAAACATTCATGATTGTCTAATTCGCGGCGAATGATTGCATCTTTACCGTTTTTCTCAATATCGGTTTTGATGCCATTGGAAATTATATTCGCATGATCATTAACAAACGCCTTGACGTTAGCTTTAGGACAGATCAGACCGCCCCCCAAGCTCACATAAATAACGCCCTCTTTTTTCTGTTGATCAAGTTGCTCGTTTGAGAATGCGAAAAATACGCCGTGATTATTAAAGCATTCAGTCTGTGCAGATTGTACGATTTGAGTTAGTGACATGATTTATTTCTCCTGTGTTTTTGCGGAATGATTTCCGATCAGCATTATCGTTTTAAAGATTTATTTTAATGTTGTCAAACAAAATGTTTGACGTTTTTTAAAATATCTGTATAAAAGATCATACGAACAATTTATAAGGAGATCGAATTATGACACAAAACACAAAACACACCCCAGCCCCTTGGGAAATTGGAAGAGCAGATCGCGGCGAAGATGCTGCTATGGTTTATTGCAATTCACCCGATGATGCTTATAACGGTGTAAGGGTTGCTGATTGCAACACCAATTTATTTTTGAGTAAAGAGCAAAGTTTTATTAACGCCCGACTAATTGCCGCCGCCCCTGAATTGTTGGAGGCTTGTGAAATCGCGGCGGATTATATGCATTTGCATTCTAGTGAAAACACAAAAACAAAAGCTGATTATTCTATAATCAGGAGCGCAATCGCCAAGGCAAGGGGGTAATCATGAAATACCGCATCCGGATCGCTTTGGTTGTCGTGCCGCTTATCATTTTCATATATCAATACGCTTGGAGTTTACATGAAAATATTTGATTTGACCGAGGCTGAAACTCAAAAAGCAATTACCCGCGCAGATTATGGATCAAAGATTATTATAATTAAACAGCCTAGCAATGATAATGAATAATTAACCATATTATGCGACACTAAAATCATATCCCCCCGATATAAGACCCCGCCCGATAAAAAAGGCGGGGTTTTTTCGTTAAATCATTATCCCCTATTTTCGGCTTCTTTTTTGATCAGGTATTCAATAATAGCGACTTGAACAATTTCGCTTTCGGTTGTTCCGGTCTGTGCCGCGAACACCTTCACGTCACGTTTTACAGTTTGTAAAATATTCAAGTTCCATCTTTCTTTAGTAATCATTTTAAATAATTCCTTATGTTTTTGATTTCGTGGTTGATAAAAATGGGTTTTTCATTTTTTTCTGCTATGCCTCTGCCATCCGGCGCAAAAAACATTCAATTAAATCAAATGGTTAAAATGCACCTAAAAAGCCTCTGCCACGTTTTCTGCCATTGCATTTGATATTTAAACCCCTGAAATACAAAGATAAAAAACATTATCAAAATTAAAATGGCAGAGCAGAAAAAAAAAGAAGCCCCCCTCCTGTGTGCGTGTGCGCGTGTGTGTGCGCGTATGAGGGTGTATATTTTTAAATTCCTCTGCCATCTCTATTATTATTATTATATTTTTAAAAATAATATATATATAATACAATGGCTTAACCTTAGAAACAATTTCCAGAACAATAGCAGAAACTATGGCAGAAAAATATTATGTCCGCTGCTATACATATGGAAAGCATTAAATTATTCAACAAAATCAATGCTCTATTTTTAAAAGATATTCATAATCATAGCAGAGCAATATTAACTGTTTTCTGCCATTGAATTATTAACGGTTTTATGTATGATTAACCATTGTTAAAAATCACGAGCAAATCAACACATAGAAAGGTTTCAAAATTATGAACACAACTTACCCACAAATAGGCGATGTCGTATCTTATGCCAGAGCAGACAAAGAACTCAAAGTGCATCGGGGCAGAGGCGAAGTGAGGGCGATTTTCGTTAATGAAGATAAACGGGTCTATGTCCAAATTGCGGACGGTGCGAATGTATGGAATACGTCCTTAACGATGATTAACCCATCGGAGGAACTGGTTGCAGCTTTTGCGGAAATGACTGCGAAAGTTGACGAAATGACACAAGCCGGAAACAAACGCATTGAGGAGATGGTTAAATCTTGTAACGCAGAGATTGAAATCGTTAAAACAACTGTGTTAGGATTACCTGTAGATGTCGGGGCAGCTGTAGCGGCTGAACAACCGAAAGAAACCGAGATCGAATAGGGGTTAAAATGTTCGCGGGGAAGCTAAACGATAAAGAAAGACGGTTTGCCGAGGAATATATCATAGACCTTGATCGCTCTCGTGCGCTTCAAGCTGCTGGTTATTCAGCGGAAAATTACAGCTCTTATGCGTATGAGCTTCTCCAGCGTCCACAAATTGCCGAATATATCCAATATTTGAAGGCTGAACAACTAAAGCGGACAACAATCACGGCTGATCGTGTTCTTAATGAGCTTGCGCGCATGGCTTTTCTTGATCCGTCAAAGATTGTCTCTATTGATGAGGGCGGAAGGGTTGTTTTGACACCTACCGGAATGTTATCGGAAGATGATCGCCGCTGCATATCTGAAATATCAGAAACCAAAGACGGTATCAGGGTCAAAATGACCGATAAAAAGGGCGCGCTTGAGCTGCTTGGAAAACACCTGAAAATATTCACGGACGTTTCAGAGCAGAAACACACATTCACACAAATGCCAACCGTCATGATTGGCGATCCTACCCCTGATCCTGAAACGGGCAAGCCTAAAATGACAGCCCTCACGTTTGAAGTTGGGAGTGATCCGAATGGAACTGCTGGTTAATATCTACACCGGATTTCTGACCGTTATCGTTTTGTTGATGCTGTTTGTCGGGTGCATGACGGAAATCATGGAAGTCAAAGATCCGGACAAATGGGGGCGTTATATCTCGTTTGTTGTCATATTCTATGGCTCTATCGTGATTGTCTCTTTCGCCTTGCCTATATTTCTACGTTGAATTTCATCATAGAGCGTGTATGATGATGATTATCTAATCAAAGGGGCTTCATCATGACCGATTTAATCAACATCAATTCTCCAACAACTCCAGTCGCAGTCACAACCGTTTCAGCTGCAACGGCTTTTGTGGGTGGCAAAGGATCATCGGGGTTTATCCTGATTGATAACACGCTCGCAGGAAATGCGGAGTGCTACGTTAAGACAGGGCTTTCTAATGTTCAGGCAACCCTTGGCGATACACACATCGCAGCCAACGAAAAAGCGACATATGAGATTGATCCGGATCATACACACATCGCTTGCATCACGCCAACCGGAACAACTAATCTTCGTATTCAACGTGGTGCGGGTGCTTAAATGGCTTTACCAGATTTCAGACCAAGGATCACACGAACACGGCAACGGGGCTTGTCTGGATTTGGTGCTGGGTCTCCTTTTACGCCTCTATCTTTAAATCCAGCCTTATGGCTGGACGCAAGTGATACAGCTACAATCACAAGCCTTGCAGGTCTTGTTTCACAGTGGAATGATAAATCTGGTAACTCTCGACACGCTACACAAGGAATAGCTTTAAACCAGCCAATCACAGGCACAACAACGGTCAACGGATTAAACGCCATTGATTTCAACGGAACAAATAGCGCAATGGCTTTGCCTGCTTACTTCGATAATCTATCTACAAAAGATTACACAATCTATATCGCATTCAGACCAGACACCACAGCAGGAACGGACACTCTTTTTGCGAATGAAGCCGCTGGTAATGGTTTGGCAATGTATTACACATCTACGGCTTTCCGTGGTGTATCAACGTCTTTTGGAACAATATCTGATGAGGTGGCTTTATCAACTACAATTGCTCCGCACATTTCTATGCTTAGAAAAAATGCAACAGAATTTAGAATATTTAGAGATGGTATGTTTGGATCAAGTAAAGTTCCGTCTGTCGGGTTCACCGCAACATTTGGAACGTGGATAGGCGCATCAAATAACGGGTCGTTTAATTCTCTTATGGACGGACGGATGTGTGAGGTTTTAATTTATGAGGCTACACATACGGAGGCACAAGTAAATGCTGTAAATAACTATTTATCTTTGAAATGGAATATTCCTGTTTCGCCTTTAAATTTTGGTATTACTGACCTACCTTCCTTCTTAACTGGACGTAGCACTGTTTCAGGATTTGGAGATAGTATAACGGCTGGATTTGCTGGTCCCGCACAAGTTAATGATCGTTGGCTTAATTTAATCGCTGCTAAAATGGGAGCAACCCTTACAAATAATGGTATCAACTCTACGCCAATGCAAAACACAAATAGGATTTCTACAGGATTGCCTTTCTCAAACAACGGGCGTGACAGGTATGCTTCAACTCTCACAGGTGGTTCTAAAAAAGACGTTGTTGTGATCCTTTACGGCGCAAACGACTTTGGGAATACTGCAGAAACAAACTGGACAAGAGCTTTATTTAAATCCGATTATCAGGAAGTTATCACGGGGCTACTTGGCGCAGGATATGGGGTAAACGACATTATCCTTTGTAATGTTCCTTATATCAGAGATTATAATTATGACGCTGGTTTTACTGGTGCAAATTCTACAATTCATGAAGATTACAACTTGGCTACCAGAGAACTTGCTGTGACCAATGGTTTGAGATATGCGGACGCTTATACAAAGTCAAAAAATAGAGCTTTGATTTCAAGGGTTGAGAGCGATAAATTACATCCGAACGAGTCCGGCAATAGGTTTATTGCAGAGGCAATTTTAGAGGCGGTAAACGTAACATAAGATGAAAGACCGAGACCTTGAAAATCAAGTAAGTGTCAGAATGAATGACGCTATGTATGCGGAGATTATCGGGGCATCAGAAAAACTTGGTGCGTTCAGGGGGAGAATAGTCCGGAGTTGTGTTGCGCGCTGCATTCGTCAAGATCGCGCCCCTAAGTGGAAAAGATTTATTGCGAAACTGATCGGATATTAAGATGATCAATAATTTACAATCGTCAACAGCAATGACACCCGTAATGTCACTGCCTGAAATTCTGACGATGCCCCCTAAAATGTTGCCTATGATAACTCGTTTCAATGAGTTTATGATTTTTCTTTTGGAGGGTGGGCGTGGATCAGCAAAATCACATTCGGTTGGTCGTTTCCTTTTGTTCCTCGGCGAGCAAAGGAAACTTCGTATTGTATGCGGACGTGAGATACAGGCAAACATTGAGGAGAGTGTTTATACGCTTCTCAAGGATTTAATTGAGCAGTACGGGCTTGCGTATGAAGTGTTCAAACATAAGATCGTGCATAAATGGTCTGGCACTGAATTTAAATTCAAGGGCTTTAGAGAGCAAGGCAACGTATCTGTTAAGGGTCTTGAGGGTGTTGATATATTGTGGATTGATGAGGCGCAGTCAATTTCAAAACCTACCCTTGATATTATCATGCCGACAATGCGTAAAGCGAATGTCAAAATCTTTTTCACGATGAATAGATATTTGCGTGATGATGCTGTGCCGGATTATGCGGTTGGGCTTGCTGAAACACTGCACATCAAAATCAATTACTTTGAAAATCAGTTCTGCCCCCTCACATTGAAAAACCAAGCGGAGATCATGCGCCTAAAATCAGAGCGCGATTATCGTCATATCTGGTTGGGTGAGCCGCTGCAACAGGCGGATGATTACCTTTTCAATTTCGACAAGCTGCACAAGGCTTATGAGGTTCAGGGCTGGGGCGATAAATGGTCAAATCAGCGCGTCCTTGGTATTGACTTTGCGGCGCAGGGTAACGATCAATGCGTTGCCACAGTTCTTGACCGTGTGACCAATCAGCACTGGAAGCCAACAGAGCGCGTTGTATGGGATGAGCCGGACACAGCGGCATCAATTGGAAAGATTGTGCATCTCATCGGGAAATTTAAACCGCAAGTGACCATCATTGACATCGGCGGCATGGGTAAGGTTGTCTATGATCGCCTGATCGAACTTGGTTTAAACGTCATACCGTTTGATGGTGGGTCAACAGATGGGGTTGAAACAACACACTATGCCAACTGGAGAGCGCAGGGTTATTTTAAGCTCAAAGAGTGGTTTGATGATGAGTTTTTGATCATTGATAAGAAGGATGCCGAGTACATCAAACAGGCTGAAAAGATTAAATTCAAATACCGCTCAAACGGTGTCCGGATTATTCAGGCTAAAGTTGATATGAAAAAAGAGCTGAAATATTCGCCCGATGATCTGGATAGTTTGATGATGGCAGTCGTTGGGGCTGTGTATCATATGGGTAAAGATGCGAACACCATAGGCGGGAACACGGCGCAGCAAGTCGTCCGGCGCAACACTGGAACTAGACGCAAGGGTTAATTTAATATACAATTCGCAAATCAGGCATTCGTCCAGAAACGGGGATTAAGTGGATATTGACATAGAAATTTTAAGAGCTGACGACATAGACACGATTGATCAGCTTATAGAAATCACTGAAACCTTTGCCAGTGAAAGCCTTATTTATTCGGAGCTTGGTTTTAATGGCGAGAAGTTCCGGACATACATCAAATCATTTACACAGGACGGAACGGCTTGCGTTGTCGCCAAAATTGAGGGTAAGGTCGTAGGATATGCCCCGCTTTACATCGACATGAATTATATCGACAAGATGAATTTTGAGATTGTGAGCATTTATGTGCCGCCCCCATATCGCAATTCCGGAGTTGGAACGCGAATTGTCGAAACATTGGTTGCCCTGTTGGAAGAAAACAAAGCCTCTTATTCTCATGTTGCAATTTGCGCATATTTCAAACAAGATAGGGAGCTGATACAAAAGGCAACAGAGCGATTATTCAAGCGTCACGGCTTTGAGCAAATCGGAGTTATTTTAGGCAAAAAAGGAGTTTAGATTATGGGCGGATTTTTAGGCGGATTGCTTGGCGGATCACCAAAGGTTAGCACTGCGGCGGTCACACAGACAGAGGAAGAAAAGAAAAAGGCTAAGTCCGGACGTTCTGCCCTGTATGAAACAGAGGGCGGCGTTACAGGTCAGGAATTAAACCCTGATGAAGTAAGGCGGCGCAGTACGTTGTTAGGCAATTAGCTGTATTTTCTGAATTAACACGAGGGCAATTTATACCATGAGCCAAGATCAAAATAACCCGCAGTTATATTCTGCATTAAAAGTGTCATGGCAGCGTGAGCGAGCCACATGGGATAGTATTGCTCAATTCGTTGGGATCACTGTTGATACAAATTACATGGACAACGGCGGTATGTCCAGCCAAACAAAAGGGAAAGACCTTGATGTTTATATTGACGATCCGACAGCGGCGTTAAGTGTTAATCAGTCCGGCGATTATCTCATGGGTATCATGTGGGGAACTGGAGATCAGGCGTTTGATATTGTTCCATCTCGCTATGTGACAGCACTTGTCAGCAAGGCAGAGGTTGAAAAGTTCTACAAATACGCAACTGATACTGCTCTCTATCACATGAACAATCCACAAGCCGGATTTTCTACAGCAATGCGCCCCTACACATACGATCAAATGTCATTCGGCACATCGGGCGTTGGATGTTTTTTGAATAAGGCGTTTCTGCAACGGACAGAAGAGAACGCGCTCATATTCCGCAATTATGGCGTTGATAATACCATGATTGATGAGGGTAAATCAGGGCAGCCGGAGATCGTGGCAACAACCTATCAATGGAAAGTCAACCGGATTATCAGCGAGTTTTGCTTTACCGATGGCGATGCGGACGATAAAAAAGTTTTGAAGATGCCTAGGGCAATTCAAGACGCTTATAAATCCGGAAATTACAATCAGGTTTTTAAACTGATATTTATGGTTTACCCGCGCGCTGATTACGACATGAAGCTCAAGGGAAAACGTGGCGCACGATACAAGGGGTCATGGTTTCTGGATGATGTTGGCGGAGAGAAGCCTTTCTATGAAGAAGATTTTGCAGAGCGTCCTATTGCAATGGCTCGTGCAATCAAAGTTCGCGGTGAGGTTTATGGTCGGGCATCCGGCACAATGTTGATGTCAACAATTCGCTCGGTCAATTTCATGGTTGGCACAGCAATTGAGATCGTTGAAAAGATGTCAAATCCATCTTTGGGGCTTTGGAACAACGCTATTTTTGGCGACAGTGTTCTTGACAGCTCTCCAAATGGTTTGACCATATTCAATCAAGCCCTTGCTCAATCCGCTGGGGGCAGTCCTGCATTTCCATTGTATGACGTTGGAAATCCAGAGCCGATTTTAAAATTCCTTGTTCCATATCTGAATGAGAAAATCACAACCGGATTTAAAGTTGATATTTTGCTTGACTTCTCCAGCGCAACGGAAATGACCGCAACAGAGAGCTTGCAGCGTTATGCCATTCGTGGGAAATCACTCGCCGGATTTTTACTGCAACAAAAGAACGAGTTTCTTGTTCCGACTGTCAAGCGCGTTGTGTCGTTGCTCATGGGTATCGGTGAGCTTGGCACACGACCAAACAACAAAGACGTGGTTAAGCAGCTGCGCCAAATTGGAGAAGACCAGCGCATTATTCCTGATGCTGTGTTGCAAGTCATGGAACAGGGCTTGCCTTGGTATGATTTGAAGTTCAATAACGAGCTTGAGAAATTGACACGCACCGAAGCCGTTCAAAACCTCATTCAAATCATCCAAGCCATTACTGCGATTGCCGCCCTATATCCGGAAATCATTGCAGCGGTTAACTGGTACAAATTACTTTCTGACATCAACGAGAATTTAGATGCAAACAATCAAATTCTAATTGGTGAGAAAAAATTTGCTGAACAGGTTGCAAAAGCTGCTGAACAGCGTAAACAGATGATGATGTTGCAAGCCGGAGAAATGGGTTCTAAAGCTAATGCGAACATGGCTAAATCAAACAGAGACAATGCGGAGGCAAAGAGTGTCGGATCAACCACAGGACAATAAAAAAGAAATTCCATTTGATGATGGAAAAGATGCGCCGAAATCAACGGCTGAAAAATTACTCGCTCGCCGACTTGAGGAAGAGCATAAAAAGAAAATAGCAATTGAGGATATGCAGGAATATTCAAAGGCGTTGAATATTGTTGCCGCCACTCCTGCGGGTGAGCTTGTCCTTAAAACATTTATTAGGGCATTGGGGGTATTCAATGCAGAGCCGTGTAAAGATGCCGCCGCCCTAGTAGCTGAAAAAGCAAATCGTGATTTTTATTTTACGTTTGTTCGTCAGCACCTTGATAAAACCTTACGGCAAAACATAGAACCATAGAAAGATGAAAAATGTTTATTAGATTTTTAGACGGACACTCTCGTTTCTGCTTAAATGCTGATGGCGGAGAAGGATCGGGCGGAAGCGGCGGGGGTGGAACACAGACACCAGCACCAGCGCAACCAGCTCCGGCAGCTCCAGCCGCACAACCAACGGGCGCACAACCTCCAGCCTCTCCAGCTGCGCAGACCCCTCCTGTAACGCCTCCGGCTCAAGAGCCAGCGGCATATAAAATACCTGATGCGTACAAAGATAAGCCTTGGTCAGCAAACATTAAATCGGAAGAGGATTTATATAAACAGTTTGATGGGATGCAGGAATTGATCGGCAAGAAAACAATTCAGCCGATTGATTACACCAAAGCGACACCGGAAGAGATTGCGGCTCATCACGCTAAGTTAGCTCCTCAAGATACAGCGGCTTATAAATTTGCTGTGCCTGATGATCCGACATCTAAAGCTGTTGGGGCTGCATTTCAAAAAGCCGGTATCAATGAATTTCAGGGTCAAGAAATTATCAAAGCCCTGTCACCATTCTTTGAGCAGATGCAGACACAATCAACATCGGAAGAAGGTTATATGAAACTTTCTCAAGCTGCCTTTGGTGACAATTATAAAACGTCATTAGGGCGCGCAGAGGCGACATTGAAAGAGGTTTCGGATGATACCGATAAAAAGGTTTTTGATGATATGCCGAATGAGCAGCGAATTGCTGTTGATAAGGTCGTCAATAAACTGATTGACAAACACGCTGCCGAAGTTGCTAAAATACTCAAAGAGCATGGCGTTCATGAAAATGGCGCGCAAGGTAACGGCGGAGAGGCGAAAGTCACTCTTGATATTACGGCGCAACGGGCAGATTTACGGGCGCAAATTTCCGCTATTTCTGCACGACCTCACACGCAAGCCGAAAAGCAAGCCCTCATTGAAAAACTTAACGACACTTACAAACAAAAATAACTAGACCACAGAAAGGTAAACTAAAATGACTAAACTTTTACAAGTAACAATTTCCGGATCGTACAGAAATTCAAAGAAAGAGAATATCGACTTTGAAAACGTGACCGGAGTAATTCCGTTTATTGATCATGATTTGGCAATGATGCACGTCAGAGATCGTTATGCGCACGTTTGGATTAAAGCCGCGACAAATGCGGACGGTTCTAAAAAATATCCGGAGCGCGTTGAAGATACTCGTCAAGTTTTTATTGACGACATCAAAGAGATTGAAGGTGATCAATTATCATTCGTTGGTAAGGACATCAAAGATATGAGCTTTGAGGAAATGCAGGATTTGGCAACCGCTAATGATTTGCGAACTGTTCCTCTGCCAAAAGAAATCTCCGGCGTGTCTTTGCGTGAGATGAGAATTTATGCTTATGATGCGTACTCAATGCGTTTCTTCAAGCATGACATCGGCAAGGATAAAGAGGGATTTAATTTTGCCTCATTGCCTCCTTTGGTTGTTGGCGGAACTGTTTCTCGTGATGTGTCCGGAAAAATCACAAACGAAGAAATCCTTGAGCAAGAACAAAAAGCCGCTCCAGTTGGTTCGACACTTAGAACAACTATGTCAATGGATGATTTGAAGGGCATCGCCAAGATGAAAAACATCTCCTATCCGGTTGACATCAGTTTTGATGCGCTTTACAGTCTGCTTTATGGTGGTTCTGCTCCGGCAGCCGCCTAGCATCGCGTCCAGTTTTGCGTAGAAAAGGGGGCTTAAAACGCCCTCTTTTTTTCATGCTTGCAAATAAATCAATTTCTGGCATAATTCGTTTATGGGTAGTCGCGTCCTGCGATCCATATTGGCGATACGACCTTAATCGTTAGAAAGTCCGTTTCACGGGTAGCTTTTGAAAAAAACAAAATCATCAACCCTTAAAAAAATGGAGTTTGGAAATGCCTTCCAACGCAGTAAATCCAAGTATTGATCAGGGCGCAAAGTTGAACTTTATGGACAGCTTTTATGCTCTCGCTCAACAAACTAAATCCCGCCTTGTATCGACAGGAGCAATTAAATTTCTTCCGTCTCAAGGTAAAACAAACAACATGGCTCGTATTGGTCGTGTGGAACTTGCGGAAGTAAACACCCGTAATCCGGACAAACAATATGGCGACTATGCGCTTGATAACCGTCAGTTCACGAAACGCCGTTTCACTCGGACTGTCACAATTGACGCAAAGTATGACATCAACGAACTGTTGAAAGACCCGACCTCGGACATCTTGACACAGCTCGACAACGCCAAAGAGCGTATGATTGACCGTATCGCGGTTGCATCTGCTGTTGGTGCTGTTTTGGTTGGTGCGCCGGATGCTGCTGCCACATCTATCACAGCCGCCGCCGATGGCGTGTTGACGATTGATGCGACTGCGGGTTTCACTTATACAACCGTTCAGAAGCTAACTCAAAACTATATCAATAACGATGTACCTCTTGAAGTGGCTCTGAAATCCACCTTAGCTATAACAGGCAAGGAAAATAACCAGTTGATGAACGAAGATAAATTCATCAACACCCGTTACATCCAAGGCTATCCAGTCGAAAAAGGTGTAATGGATAAAGCTGGTTCTTATCCTATCGTCCTGTTTGCTGGGTCAGAGAATGGCGGATTGCAAGTTGCATCCCCAATCTTGCCGGAAGGTGCTACAACTCGCTCATGCGTGTCTATGGCTCCCGAAAGTATCGCTATGGCGATGGAAATCGGTGATATGGGCGTTGAGAAATCTTCAACCAAAGTTAACTCTTACGACATCACAATTGATCTTTGGATCAACGGTATGCGTACAGAGGGCGTTAAGGTTCAGATTATCACAACCACAATGTAATTAAAAAGAAAGGGGCTTAACCTCCCCTTTCCCTTTCAACAATACAGCATTTAGGAGATACTAAAATGGCTGAACTTCGTACAAAAGGCTTTACCGACAAGCCTAGAAATCCTTCCAACTCGGTAGGTAAAAAATTCCGTACTGTTCCGGCGTATGCAGCTTTGCTGACCGCTTCCATGGTTAACGGAGACATCTTGACACTTGCAGGGCCACTCACCTTTGGTGAACGCATTGCTCGTGTTGTAACACTTAACGCTTCCCCTGCCCTTACTTCGGCAACAGATGCAAAACTTGGTTTCTTTATGCGCAACCCGTCAGACGGTACGCTGAAACTAATCAAGGCTGGTTCTGATGCCCTGTTGTGGAATGGTGTGACGCTTGCTGCATCGCTATCAACTCGTGATTTGTTGACATCTTTGAACTCTGCATTAAACCAATCTTTAAACATTGGCGAACTTTTGCAGATGGGCGCGGATCAAGAGCCAGCTGGCGGCGTATTCCTCGGCTTAACATTCCCAACCAAGCCATCCGTAAACGGTACGCTTGATTTGGAAGTGTGGATCGAAGAAGCAACCACAAACTAAGTTTCTGTGTAAGCTCGTGGAGGGGGAATTAAAAAGCCCCCTCTACATCCTTAATTTAAGCAGGGGATTGCCATGACCACCACATCCAAGATTGATATTTGCAATATGTCTCTAGGACACCTTGGAAATTTTGGCACAATTCAAAATATTGATACACCATCAAACGACAAAGAAATCACCTTTGCGCTTTGGTATGATATTTCTCGCCAAACAATGTTAAAGCTGCTGATGCCAAACTTTGCGCTCGCTCGTAAGGTCGTGGCTCAAGTTGTTATTCCTGCCCCGTTTGGAGTTGATCAGGGCTATCAACAGGCATACGAATACCCTGCTGATTGCTTAAAAGTTTTAGGCATCGGGGAAGTCAAAGACAAAGAAAATAATTACGCCATTGAGGGCAATTTAATTTGGACAGATCAGGCTTATCCAAACGGATTGCCATTAAGATACATCAAGGACATTGAAGACGTGACCATGATGTCACCTGAATTTAAAATGACATTCTCTTTATTCCTTGCATCCAACGCTTGCATGGACATCACGCAGGACGCAAACAAAGCTAAACTGTTGCTGCAAATGTTGCCGGAGAAAATATCTACATTGTCCGGTCTCAATGCTCAAGAAAATATGCCAATCCGGAAAAGCGTTTCTCGTTTCCGTCAATCGCGCTGGACTGGCTTCGTGTCGGAGCCTCAAAAAAGATGAGAATTGTAACCACATATAATAATTTCGCTCGCGGAAAAATTGATCATGATATGATGGGAAGGTATGACCTTCCTATTTATACGTCCGGCTGGGATGTTCTTGAGAACCTGTTCACGAATTTTAAGGGTAACGCCATTTATCGCACAGGGTTTGAGGATATGCTCGGCGTTCCATTTCAAGACTGTGTTTTTCAAGAGTTTAAATTCTCAAACAACCAGAATTATTTGCTTGTTTTTTACAACACAAAAATCCGTTTTTTATCTTATGATGTCAACGGAAATTTTGGATGGGTATTAAGTTCCGGATCGCCACTTGAAGTGACAACGCCATATACTTTAGATCAAAGTCGTGAGCTGCAATTTGCGCAAAATGCGGACGTGATGATCATCACTCATAATGCGTTTCCGGTTAAGCAATTAAAACGGATTGCAGCCAATAACTTTACCTTGACCGATTACACATACACCGGAGGAACTGCCCCTTTTGGTGCTGGTCAATATCCGGCTTGCTGTTTGTATTATAAAGCTCGTTTGTATTTTGCAGCGACACAGGCAAAGATTACAACCTTGTGGGCGAGTGAAACAGGGCAGTATAATAATTTTGTTATTGGCGGAACTGTGACCGACACATCTCCATTGCAATTCACAATTGCGGACATTACCCAAACGATTGAGAATTTATTCGGTGGCGATAACTCGCTCATCGTTACATCTGCGGATGGGATTGTCGCGGTGAATGGCGGCGGAGTTGGAACGGCAATTACTGCCAGCTCAATTGAAGCAAACTTGACTTCTGCTGATGGGGCAAATGGAACAGTTCCATTCAAAAAAGATGGTCTTGTTTTTTACATTGGGCGCAACAATCGCAATATGTATTATTTCAGTTACGACCTTTTGACTGAAAGTTTTATTGCGGAAGACGCGAACTTTATTTCATACGACATCACACAAGGCGGCATTGGAAAAATCCGCTGGAAGAAAGACCGTAACGATTTAATTTATGGCATCCGGAATGATGGTGTTTTGCTGACGTTAAATTTTAAGCAAAAAGAAAATATCATTGGTTGGCACACACAACGCAGCCAAGGCGTTTTTAAAGATCAGGCTGTCATTACAGACAACGAAGGAAACCCACAGCTCTTTGCCCTCGTGGTGAGAAATGGCTCGTATTATATTGAGCGCATGGCGGATCATGTTCAATTTGCTGAACGCACACAATTTTTTACATACAATCCAGCTATTGAAACTGCGGAGGAAGCAGAGAAAAGAGACACCGAAGCGTATAACCGTGTGATCGCGGAGCAGCTTTGCGATTGTATTTATTTGGATAACGCATCAACAATTGAAAACCTTCAACAAAACTCAATCACTTATAATCCTGCAAACGGAAGAATAACCGCAACGAGCGGCGTTTTTGTGGCTGGAGATGTCGGCAAGCACATATCATATAAAACCATGACAGGATATGAAAGCGGACGTTTTGAAATAACCGGATATGTGAGCGCAACGGTTGTTGATGTAACTGTCTTACAAGAGCCGACAACAAACACATATCCGGAATGGTATCTTTCCTTTAGGACTATTTCAGGTCTCTCTCAATACAACGGGCATACAGTCGGGATTGTTACTGATGGCGGATATTTAAGCGAGTTCTTAATCTCTGGCGGAACACAGGATTTAGGGCAGCAAACTTTGACCGCCGTTATTGGTTACGGTTACACGGCAATTGCAAAATCATTCTGCCTTGGCTTCCAAGCCGGAGCAGAGAATACACAAACAACCATGAAAGCAATCTCTCAAGTTGGCATTCGTTGTGTTTCATCTGCTGGTGGGAAAATTGGGTCTTCACTTTATGCGCTAGAGCCAGTTCAAGAATTGTCGCAAAATGACATAAACTATCTGCCTCCAATTCCGATTGATGGCACAAAGTATGTGACCTATGTTGACGACAACACAAAAGACAAATTCTTTTATTTTGTTCAAGATGAGCCTTTGCCGTTTACAATAACCAGTGTTATGATTGACGCTAACCATGCGGTGACGAGATGATAAAGAAAATCAAATTTGCAGAGTTGGAAACTGCCCCAAACTTTTTAGAGCTGCGAGATGAATACGCAGCCGAATGCGCTATTGCTGGGCTTCCTCCAATTGCGGAAAAGTTTGCCATGTATAAAACAATTGAGGACGCAGGTTTTTTCCAATTATTCGGGGCATACGTCAACGATAAGCTGGTTGGGTTTGTCAGCGTGGTTGTTTCTGTCATTCCTCATTTCGGTGTGCCTGTTGCCGTTGCAGAGAGCTTGTTTGTTGCCAGTCAATTCCGTAAATTTGGATTAGGGCTTGAGCTGATTAGAGAGGCGCAATCATTTGCGGCATCAAAAGGCAGCTCTGGAATTTTATTCAGCGCGCCAACAGGCGGCAAGTTAGAACAGATTTTGCCACGCATGGGATTTAGAGCAACCAACACAACATTTTATAAGGAGTTCATATGAGTGACCTTATAATCAAAACAATGGATGTTGCGGCAATTGATCATGTCAGGGCTTTGGAAGAAGCTGCTATGGCTATGCCAAACT